TATATTAAAAGTTAAAAATTAAGGGGGAGTATTTCATCCCCCATTAATTAAATTGAATTATGATATAGCATCAGGAACATAGAATACAGCTAATTTAGCATCTTTCAATGCTACACCAACCATATAAGATACTCTAAATCTATATGCTTTATTGTCGTTTGAATACCATTGCTCAACAGAGTTTTGGTCAAAGTCAGTACCTACAACGAAAGCATCTTGAGTAGTAAGCATTGCACGATAAGTTTCGTTAGCAGCACTTGAACCATTGATGTTAGCGAAGTCAGAAGCGATGTGAACATCCCAATCTCTACGAACTACTAAAGGAATACCTCTATAAGTTAAGTTAGGAACACCGTTTACTAAAGCACCGTAACCCGCAGCAGCATAACCTGAAGCTTCAAGAGTTGAAGCCATATAGTCATCAGCGATATCACCTGATACGAAGAAAACGTGATTTCCTGCTTCTAATAACTCAGGAGAAGCAGCATCATATAAACCTTGAAGGATTTTAACACCGTTACCCGCAGCTAAAACTGCATCTTCAGATTGTGTCATTCCTGCGATAGCGTTTAATTCAGTTGCACCACCATCGTTAGCAGCTTGGAAAAGACCGCTATAAATACCGTAGTCAGCGTTAGCAGAATCAACATCTCCTAACCATACTTGACGGTTAAAGTCAGCCTTAACACCTTGTCCGATTAAATCAAGAAGAATGTTTTTAACAACAGTTCCATCAATGTTATCAAAGTCGTGCTGACCTCTCATTAATTGACCTTTCATTTTATTGAAAAGTTCGTTTGCTCTAAATTCAACCTCAGCTTCTACACGAGAAGGAGTGATTGTGATTGTAGCACCTTTATCTGCATCAGCTTCAGCAGAAAAAGCACCATTTGTGAAAGCCTTTGTAATCTTTCCTAATTGAGTAAATTTGTCAATTACAGTAGTACCTTTGATATTTGGTAATATCTCCATATACTGCATATAATCCTGACCCATAAAGATAGGCTCGATTATACTTCTATTTACGTCATACTGCTCAACAGTAGGTAAACTTGTTAATTGTATAGCCATTTTATATAAATTTTAAAATTATTTCATTATTGATTTAGCAAAAGCATCCCAAACATTAACTACAACATCACTTTCGTTGATTGCAGGGTCAGCTTCAGCTTCTACATTAGTTTCAGTAGCTTCTAATTTTGCTAGTTTAGCTTCCATATCAGCAACCTTGTTTTCTAAGTTAGCGATAACGCTTTCTTTTTCTCCAACAAGACCTGCTAATTCTTCTTTTTCTTCACGTAAAGAGTTAGCGTTTTCTTCAAGCTCCTCGAACTTGTTAACGATAACCTCATTGTCAGAAATAGAAATAGAAACTTCCTCAGAAGGAGTAGAAACTTCCTCTCCTTTAACAGCGTTTAAGATTTCTTCTTTAACACCGTTGAACCAAGTTTTTAATTCTTCGGTCATTTTTTTCTTATTATTAGTTAAACTTAATTTTTCATTAATCTCTTTCTCGTTTACGTTAGTAAATTTAGAAAGGTCAAAAGATGCAGCAACTTTCATAGGCTCTGTAATAGTATCTATAAAGCCATATTCCATTGCTTCCTGACTAGACAACCAAGTTTCTTTATCCATCATATCCGAAAGAGTTTCAAACGAAAGGTTTGTTTTCTTAGAATAGATTTCCATAATCTCCTCTTTTATCTTGTCAAGTAAATCAGCAGTCTTACGCATATCACCTGCTTCACCTGCCGATTGTCCGAAAGGATTGTGAATCATAAAGAATCCGTTTTCTGACATCTCTATATTATCTCCTGCCATCGCAATAACAGTTGATATAGATGCAGCTAAACCTTCAATCTTAATGTTTACATATCCATTGTGAGAACGTAAAGTATTGTAAATAGCTAAACCATCAAATACACTACCACCAACTGAGTTGATTCTAAGTGTGATGTCAGCAGTTCCAACAGCTTTTACTTCCTCTATAAAGTTTTTAGCAGATGTTCCGTAGTCACCTATCTCATCATAGATAGATATTTCTACGCTATTATCTGCTTTGTTTTCTATTGAATACCATTTGTTCATTTTGCAAATTTAATAATTAATGTATCATATCTTTCGCAGAAATGGGGTAATCACCTAATATTGTAGTCCTTGTTGAATTTACGCTTGTGCTTATACATAATATTTTGAATGGTTCTTTCTGATACATCGTACTTAATGGATATATCCATATATGTAAATGTGTAGTTACCATTGTTAGATTCCAACACCTTGTCAAAATCTTTTATTATCATATAATCTCTTAGCTTTCTTGGTTCGATAAGACCTTTCTCTGATAGATGGTTTAAGACATTCTTTATTCCTGCTTCCTCAGAGTATCGTGCCTTGACTTCATTGTATATAAGCTCTATGAACTCATTGACAATATCTGCACTATTCTGTCTTATCATACGCAAATATACTAAAAAGTAGCCTGACTTTCAATAGCAGATATTCTATTCTGCACTTCTGTCATATCACTTTCAACGATTACAACCTTAGAAGTTCCCACTCCTCCGCTTATTAATTGTTGTGCTGACCTCAACTCTCCACCCATAGCAAACTTCTCTCCACTATTGAGTAAACCACCATCAGCAAACTTTACACCATTACCATTGTAGCTATTGATAGCTGATAGTACAGGTCTAAACATACTTGTTGATTTCTTGTTGATAATTGCTTCACCACCTTCAGCTTCGTGTATTCTACCACCAACTCTAAATTTAACACCACCATTAGCGTGTGAGTTGCCTTGAAACATACCACCTCTTGTTAGTCCACCATTAGCAAACTGATTACCCTGACTATCTTGTAAGAATGTAGCTTCACCATCAGATGAGCCGCCACCTCCACCTCCGCCTTTAAGAGCCATTAAACTAGCTATAAGAGGAGCAACAGCAGAAGCCATCAATGCCATACGAGCAAATGCACTATATGGGTCACCCGATGATGCTTGGTCAGCAATAGCTGTTTTTGCATTTATAATACCCTCTATCGCTTTTGCAACAGATGCAGCCTTAGTTACCGCTATCCCCGCCTTTGCAGCAGCAGAGTTCTCTCCCATAAGTTTACCTATTTCTGTAAGAGATTTACCAATACCCATTGCATTATCAATGTTGGCTTTTATAAGGTCGGCTTTTGTTTTTTCAGCAGCTTCAGTTGCCTTTATATCATCTTCTCTTTTCTTAACTCTTAGGTTAGCTATTTTTTCTTCAATACCAATTCTTTGTTCAGCAGAAAGATTCTCTATCTCTAACATATTCTCAAGATGAACTATTTGTATATCATACAGCCTACTATTTAGTTCTTCTTTTGTTTCTATTTCTTTGTTTGCAAAAGATGTTTTTGTAGCCAAAATCCATTCCTGCAATGTTAATTCAGCCTGTCCTAAAGCTGTTGTAGCAGGGTCAACCCCATCACCCGCAGGTGTACCTTCTGTTTTTGTTGTTGTTGTTGTTGTTGGAGTAGGTATATCTTCAGGCTTAATGCCCAACCTTTCCATTAGTTTTTTTCTTTCTTCGGTAAGTCTTACTCCACTCTCAACCTCTTTATTATATTTTTCCTCAGCTTTTGCTAAAAATTTTACAGCATTTTCAACATCTCTAAGCTCTTGTGGTCGACCACCAATATTTTGTTTTCTATAACTTTCTTGTAATTGTGAAATTATATCTTCTCCTTGTTCTATAAGACTAACATTCTCTTTAATTACAAAACCTTCTGTATCAACAAGGTCAGCCATTAAGTCTTTTAATACATCCTCTCTCTCTATAACATTTTGTAATCTATCAGCTTCATCTTCTGCTTGTTCAGCTATCTTTTCGTTTTCTCTTTGTAATAGTATTTTATTAGCAAGTTGTTCGTTTACATTTTGTAAAGCTGTTGTTAACTGCTCGTTTGTAGCTTTTTCAGCATCTAAATCTTTTAAATAATCAGGATATAATCTTTTAAGTTCTTTTATTATTTTAACCCTATCTTCTTGAGATGTATTAGAAGTTTTAAGCTCTATTTCAAACTGCCTTAGTTTTAATCTGTCCTGCTCAAGCATTTCAGACATTGGCGTTTCAGCACCTTTAGCAACTATGTTAAAGAATTTAGCTAACGCATTTATTGTTGATGTTAGTGCAGGTGCTACCTTTTCAAATAAAACAATTCTTAATCCATCAAGTGCTGACTGAAACCTTAGTATAGAACCTTGTAATGATGCTTGAATAATATCAGCCATATCTTGAGCAGCACCT